CTCTGCTATCGAGAGATTTGGGTCATCACCTGGAATCGTTATTCCAGCCATACTTTGAGGGTCTGGAGGCTCCGCACATCATTGAGCGGGCCAGACGGACCCGAGAACTGGGCCGGGCGCTCCTGAACCTGTTCAGGGTCGGTACAGGGCTACGTGTGGAGATAAACGGGGACTTCTACAACGGGATCATCTACCGGATCGATGGCAGGAAGAAGGTGTCAGGAAATCCATACGCTCCATCGGCACTGAAGTTCTACATTGCCGTCAACGGGCCGCTAAGAGAAACCAGAGTGCCAGGTTCACAGATTCGAGCTATCACACTGGCCAACCTTGGAAGGAACGCGAACCCATCAGAACTGTTCAAAGACCACCTGAGCGATACCCGTCAGAAGTGCAAACTGTTAACCGGGAATTTGCTGGCGGCCTACGGTCTGTTAAAGCCGGGATCGAAAGGCCGCATTATCAACTTCTCGATGCATGACGGGAGCACAAAACAGGGAATTTTACTTCCAGTTAAATTCGATCTGGAGAAGGACTTGACGCCGCAGAAGAGTTAGAATCCTTCTGCTAGGGACTCATCGAGGTCTTCTATTGGGGTATCCTGCTCGGGTAGCGTTCCGATTGGCTCCTCATCGTCCATCGGCGCGAACTCTTCGCTAAAGGAAAGCATTTCCTGTCCGCTGTCATCGTGCCAACCGCTCTTCAGGACCTCTTCGACATTGCGCACAGCCTGCTTGTAGTAACTAGGCTTGAGTTCGCATCCAATGCCACGACGACCGCTCATTAGCGCCGCGCAAACCTCGCTACCTACGCCAAGAAACGGTGTGAGCACTGTCTCGCCGGGGTTGGACCATAGTTCCACAAGGCGGGTAATCACGTCTACCTGGAGCGGATGCAAATGTTTCTCATCGTCTTCTTCGCGGGCCTCGCGGTATGGGAGAACCCCTTTCTCTTTTCGATCACCCAAATTGCCGCGAATATCGTCCCAGAAGCATGATGCGTACTGCCGCCAAATCCACTGGGAATAGCGGTTCTCAATCTGGTTCCCCGTCCAACCTTTGTACTTGAGTAGTTCCTTGGGAACCTTTCGCGCGCCCGCATAATTCATCAACCCGTGGTTGTGAGTGACCGGAATATCGTTTGTTCCTGATCGCCTGAAGATCAGAACGTAATCCGCCCCGGCAACCGCTGAGTTGCAGGAGTCCTCCACTATGGACTTATGCGCGAGGGCCTTGGTCATGGTCCGGTTGCGGACAGCCAAGGGCTCTTTCCATATCGTGATGCGCGGGGACGCCATCTTCCATCCGCACCGCTGATGCAGACGAATTATGTCACCTGGGAAGTCGGTATAGGAGTCACCGTTGCCGGTGTTCGAGTTTGGCACGTCCATGCAATGCACGGCGGTCATGCGCCCTGGCAACGTGGCCCGGTGAATCTCTCGCACGATGAACTCGTAGTGCTCGAAGAATTCGGCGTAGGTGCGCGAGTTGGAAAGATCGCGGTCGGAAGAACTGTAATGGTATAACGCACCCCCGTTCTCGGTGGCGAAAGGTGGAGAGTATACCGAGAAATGCACTGAGCCATCCTTGAGGGCGGGAAGGAACTCCACCGAATCGCCGTTGTAGATGGCGTACTTGTCTGTGATTGCCTGATCGATTACCAGCATGGCGTTTCAACCTCTTTCTCAAATTTGTATCCGCCGTCAATACGGATCGCGTCATTCATGTGCTTAATCAACTCGTCGAACATCTTGTCTGCGGCAACCTGCTTGCGCCGCAGGTTCTCTTTGATCCCGCGCTGCCCCTCGGTCGCAATAAGGTCATTTATCACATCGCGCTTTTGGCCGAACCTCCAGCAGCGCCTGACTCCCTGATAGTGCTGCTCAAAACTATGTGTGGAGAACTCAATTACGTGGGCGCAGTGTTGCAGGTTCAACCCCCACCCGCCAATCTTCTGCTTGCTGATCATTCCCCTCGCCTGCCCGGAGATGAATGCGTCCCACTTCTCTTCTTTAGCCTCATCTGAATCTGCGCCGGAAATCTGGACAGCATCGGAAATTAACTTTTCCAGCAAGTCTCCTTCCGGGTTGAGTCCGCACCAAATCAGGAATGGTTGGCCGGTACCGTGAGCTAGAGACGCGGCCATCTCGCACCGCTCCGTGATGGTCCTGCGGGCTTCTTCGCGCTCTTCCTGCATATTGGTTGCAGCCATGGAAAACAGCATTCCTTCGGCCAATGTGCGCGTCTCTACGATGTGCTCCCGTTCGATCAGCCGAGGCAGGACAAAGCGAGAATCGGGATACGGGCCAATGTCTGACGGTTTACGCAAGGCGCGAGCGTATGACGACGTGAATCGCCAGAACGGTTCCTCGGCGTGGCCCTTGAATCGCCACCCAGCGCTAACTGGTCCCCCATGGCTTGGTGCGCGGCGAATCATCATGCGCGTATCGCTAGTATTCTTGTCGTTCTTAAAGAAACGGTTTAGCATATCTATCTGCCCCATCACCCCAAGAGCTTCCGATGTGGTTCCGAGTTCAATGGTGTCGTTGGGTGCGGCCGTAGCGGTCGCCATGAGGCGATATGGAAGAGTTCGCATGAACTCCGTTACCTGGGCGCGGCGCTTGCCATCCATAGCTTTGATGCAACTCGATTCATCGCACACGCAGCCGATGAAGTCATGCGGGTTGAAGTGGTGTAACTTCTCGTAGTTCGTGACAGTGACACCCGTAAAGGAACTACCGCCAGCGGATCGTTTAGCCTCTATGCCGAACTTCTCGGATTCGCCGATGGTTTGCTTGGCAACCGCTAATGGAGTGAGGTACAAGACAGGCTTATTGGTTCTCCGCACTACATTATCGGCCCATGAGAGTTCCATCAAAGTCTTACCCAGTCCGCAATCGGCAAAGATCGCCGAGCGCCCTTTGCGGAGTGACCACTCAATGAGGTTTTCTTGAAAATCGAAAGCCTGCGACGGAATGGCAATTGCGCTAAATCCCGCATCCTCGCCATACTGCGCCTTGCTTTGCAGGAAGCGCTCATAGCTAATATCAGTTGTGACCATCAGTCCCCCATGTCTTTCCCGTGCCCATGTTGATGCTCATATTGGTGGCAGCGCCAGCAACCCCATAAATGCTTTTGGCCGGTTTCCTCTGATTCGGCCCATCCAAATCTACGCTTGCCTCTCAGGTGGCACAGTTGCCCCTGGTGCCCATGCCCGTCAAGTGCGTTTAGTGGCGCGTATCCAAGACAGTGAGGACCGTTGCGTAGTTGGCACATCCCTTTGGCTCGCGCGTAACAGATAGTACGAGCATTCTCTTTCTCTTCCGGCGTAGGCTCTCCGCGCCTCAACTTCAGCCTCCGTTTACGGACAGGTGTAGGCCGTTTCAGTGGCTTTCGTCGCTCAATCATTCTGACCTCCGTAGTAGTCGGGATATTCTATTTCCGGCTGTGTCAAGAACTCCAGTTTACGCGTATCGAACTCACCGTCCACATTCCCTGGAGCGCCGCCGTTGCGAACTAAAGCCAGGTTGACGTTCGCCTTCTTGGTCATCTTCAGCGTCTCCTTGTCCTGGTAACGGTGCAAGAGGATGCACGCCGCGCAGTCTTGCAAGGGTTTCTTACTCTCGCCGATGTCTGCAGCCCGAGGTAACTTGTCTGCGTACTCACGCGGAACCTCATTCAGTTGAAACAGGGCCAGCATCGCAGTTCGCTTGCCATAGAGTTTTCTTCGCAACCTGCCGGAATCCGTAACGTAACTTTCTCTGATCTTGCCGGCACTCGATTTGCCGGCTTCGACCATCAAGCCGAAATGATCCAGAACAAACAGTACCTCTTCATCCGATCCCTTCGTCTCCCGGTCGATGATCCAGCAGGTTTCATCGCAGTCAATGTCACCCTCGTAGATTTTCAAGTTCCAATGCTCGAGGATGTGAGACATACCCTCATTAAAGAGCCTGTTTTGCTCTGAGGTTTGAAGTTCTTGCCGGACGCAAACAATGTTGGGAAGAGCGACGACGTGGGGAACGAGATTATAGAGCGAAGTATCTCGGTCAACTTCAAGCGAGATTTTGACTACCTTCGTTCCGCGCTGGCAGTTGTAGGCGATTGTCGTGTCACCGAAACTCGACTTGCCCACTTTTGGCCTTGCGGCAACGATGGTGTAGTAGCCGTGCAGGATGCCGCCGATTTTCGCATCGATCCATGCGTTCCCGGTCGGGATGCGCGGCGCCACCTTGCTCTTGTATCGGTCGTTTGCTTTATCGAGCGATTGGATGAAAAACGCTTCGATCGCCGCATCTTTGGAGAGAGGCGAAGACTCCGCAATTGTTTCGAGTTGCTTCTCAACCGATCCCAACACTTCAAGAGCCGTCTCGCTTTGGTCGGCAGCTCGCGCGATGGCGTTGGAGCAGACAACCATCAGTTTGCGGAGCAGGCTCTTATCCTTAACGATTCGGACGTACTCCTCGATCACCGGCCGCCGCGGGAGATTTTCAGTTAGGCTCGCTAGGTAGGCAACCCCTCCGATAGATTCGACTTCCTTATTTCGGGCGAGTTCATTTGCCAGAGTCACGATATCGACCGCGCTGTCTCGCTTGAGGAGTTGGCTCATCCGGAACGAAATGCGCTTATGCGAGTCTAGGCTAAAATCGTCGGGGCGTAGATGCTCCCGAACTTCGTTCCATGCTGCATTGTCGAGCAATATCGCGCCCAGGATGGTTTTTTCAGCGTCTATATTTGAAGGCAACCCGCCTTCCAATGTAAGGTCCGGCTCACGTGACTTTGAGCGCGGCCTTTCCTCTCGCGGCGGCTCTGGCGCTTTGCTGGCCATGAAGTAGTCGTCGGGATTTACGCCTTGTTTCACTTGCGATTCTCCAGAGCACCTTTAACGCGCTTGCCGATCCATCGAATCACCGGTACTGCCATGCTGTTCCCGTAAGCTCTGTACATGGGTCCATCTGCCGCAATGTTGGTGAACCATTGACCTTCCGAGTCTTGGTAGATATTCAAACCGTGCCCTGCGAGGTATTCGGCTTCGTCCGCTTCTATCTTTCTGCGCGAGTCGGTTTCGATGTGGCAGTATAAATCATCAAATCCCTGTAACCGAGCCACTTCTACGACTGTCAAACGCCTCACCGCCATATCGGGAACAACATAACTCCTACTACTGCCACCAGAACTCGCACGCACGCTCGCTAAATCGGCAGACTCTGCCTGCGATCCCCCTTCTCGGCCTCGGAGGTTGAATGCGATTGCCACTTGACCACCTGAATTTTGGTGCGAGTCTTTACTGTTCATAGCTCTCAATGTTGGGCTGATCTGCCCTACGCCAAAACCGTTCCGGCCACTTGCCTTGGAATCAAACGCAATGGGGGGGGAGCGATGGGATGAGTAGGATTCACGGCTTTCATGGTCTCCATACGGATTGCTGGTTATTGGGCAAGCGACGAGAGGGATACCTCTGCCTGTACCGTCTTCTGAAGCGTCGAACCCATCCGCTCTCAGGCTATGCGCGATCTGGTTCGACGATGAACGTTTCGCTTTCAAAATCTAGCCTCCCGCTGGCCGTCTGACTCGCGTTTACCGCTGTCGCGATCTTGATCGGCCCGCTTGTGTTATTCCCGCCGAAAGCAAGGGATGTAGGTGTCAGTTGTCGGGTCGCCACCTGTTTCACCGCGCTTTGTGAGGCAATGGGCAAGGGATAATTCTCCCGCTGTACGCGTCCTGTCCGTTCTGCCCCCCCCCTAAGTGGGCGCCGTCGCTAATCGTTCCCACGGTCGCAGGCAACGAGTCCTCCGCTGAGGTTGAAGTCAGTTCCGAATCCGCCCCCTGTTCGATGTGCGTCGAGAGTTCCTGCGACCTCTGGACCGCAATCACTGGATCTTGTCCTCTCGAATCCCCCCCCCGATCGTCACCCCTGCCCCTGCGTGGAAGGCGCGGGGCAAC